TGCAGGAAAGATCGATTTCATTCCTGATGGCAATGCTGAGTTTACTAAAGGTATGGGCATGGATCTAGACATGTCTGTAGTTGGTTTTGGAACACGATCTCGTCGATACGCAATGATCGTAAATGACGGTGTGATTGAAAAAATGTTCGCAGAACCAGATGCAACTGAAGACGATCCAGATCCATATGGTGTATCATCACCAGAAAGTGTAATGGAATATTTAAGTGGAAAAGAATAAGTGGACAGTTGAAATTCAAGAGAGTGGTGATGATTTAATCTTACCACTCCCTAAAGAAGTTCTCGATCACCTTGACGCAAAGGAAGGTGATGTGTTACAATGGATAGATAGGGGTGATGGAAGTTGGTCTCTCACCAAAATAAAATACGACAGTGACAGTGGATTGACAGAGAGTTTTTAATGGGTTTAACAATTATTGATGATAGGGAAGTGACTTCTGCAAAAGGACCATCTAAAGACGGGACTTATACAAAAGCACAGGGTGGCACTGAGTTAATGAACTCAGCATTATATAAAAGAATTGATAATGAGTTGCTTGAAAAATTCTTTATTATCAAATCTAGAGTCAGGCATCTCGATAAAGAAAAACCAAACATTTTTTGGTTGCATGACTTATGGTCTGATCCGGAAGTACAGAATCTTAAAAAGTCGGATTATAGGAATCAATTTGCAAAATTAATTTTTGTTTCGAACTGGCAATTGCAAACTTATAATTTAACATTAGGAGTTCCTTATAGTCAGTCTTTGGTTCTGAAAAATGCTATAGAACCGATCAAATTTAAAAAGAAATTACGTAATCAAATTCGATTGATCTACCACACAACTCCTCATAGGGGATTGCAATTATTAGTTCCAGTCTTTCATCATCTTGCGAAAAAATATGGTGACCAGATTCATTTGGATGTTTATTCGTCTTTTGAAGCATATGGATGGCCTGAACGTGATGAACCATACTTAGATCTTTTTAAACAAATCCAAGATCATCCAAACATGACGTATCATGGATTTAAATCAAACAAAGTTATCCGGACCGCACTTCAAAATGCACACATTTTTGCTTACCCATCTATTTGGCAAGAAACGTCATGTATTGCCGCAATTGAAGCAATGAGTGCGGGGTGCGAAATTATCTGTCCTAATCTAGCTGCATTACCAGAAACGACAGGTGGGTATGCTACAATGTATCAATGGTCAGAAGATATGAACCATCATGCAAATGTCTTTGCAAATATTTTAGATAATAGCATACAGAGACATATTAATGATGACAACACATATCGATTTGATGTTGCAAAGGGTTATGCAGATTCCATGTACAATTGGGATGTACGTGCTGAAGAATGGAAAGGTTTACTAACTGGATTGGAAAAATTGCTTGACTTGTAATATAATCTATGAGACTATATATTAGTAGATAGATTATATGTGAGCACATATCATGATTTTATTAGACTTAAATCAGGTGATGATCTCAAACCTGATGAGACAAATTGAGATGTATAACGGTGAGATAAGTGAAGATCTAGTCAGACATATGGTTCTGAATAGTATTCGTATGTATCGCACCAAGTTCAAAGAGTACGGTGAACTGGTCATCTGCTGTGATGATCAGGATTACTGGAGAAAGAAAATTTTCCCATACTACAAAGCACACCGCAAAGAAGATCGTGAAAAGTCTGCTTTGGATTGGAGTACTATCTTTAAGTCATTGCATAAGATTCGTGACGAACTCAAAGATTATTTTCCTTATAAAGTTATTCGTGTTGCGCATGCGGAAGCAGATGATATTATTGGTGTATTAACTGCAAAGCACGGTGTATACCTAAATAATGATGACGTAGAGAAGATTTTGATCTTATCTGGTGACAAAGATTTTGCTCAGTTGCAGAAATATACTAACGTTGATCAGTTTAGTCCGATTACTAAAAAATGGATACGTATCAACGATGCACAACGATTCTTGCGTGAGCACATCATGAAAGGTGATAGGGGTGACGGTATTCCTAACTTCTTATCAGCAGATGATACTATTGTCACTAAGACAAGACAAAAACCATTATCATCTAAGAAATTAGATCAATGGGTAGATCTACAACCAGAGGATTTTTGTTCTGGTGAAACTTTGCGTAATTATAGAAGGAATGAGCAGTTAGTTGACTTGGACTTTGTACCGGATAACATTCGTAAACAAGTTCTGGATCAGTACGACAACTATGTTGTTAATGATCGCAAAGGTTTACTTAACTACTTTATTAAAAATAAATTAAAACTATTGACCGAGAGTGTAGGTGAATTTTAATGGCAATTAAAAAAACATTTCATGAGATCTTTACTGAAGTTGGCAATGCAACTAAGAAAGCAGATAAGATTCGTATTCTTCATGAGAATAGTAGTAAAGAACTCAAAGCAGTTCTAGGTTATACATATGATCCAAATGTAGAATGGTTGTTGCCGGAAGGTGATCCTTCATACAAACCATTGGAAAAAAGTCTAGACCAAGAATACGGTCTTGCTCAAGAGTCTCGTAAGTTTTATTTGTTTGTGAAAGGAATTACTCCTGCACAGCGTAATCTAACTCAAGCAAAACGAGAATCACTTTATATTGGTATGTTAGAGTCAATTGATCCTGATGATGCAAAAGTTCTACTGGCAATGAGAACTCGTAAACTTCCTTATAAAGGACTGACACAAAAATTAGTTGCGGAAGCATTTCCCGGCATTGCTAAAAACTGGTGAAAGGGTAATAAGAGTCTTATATGGGTAAAATCAAAAAGTCTTTTCGTGAGTACATACAAGAAGATGATGTTCGCAAGAGACCTTTAAAAAAAGAATCTAGACATAATTACAAAAAACATTTAATGGATCAAATTGAAAATGAAGATTGGGATGAATTAGAAAATGAAATCAGTGAACAAAGTCGGAATTATCGTCGGTAATGGTGTTACACGAAAGTTAATTGATCTAGATAATTTAGTTGGCAAAGGTACAATTTTTGGGTGCAATGCTCTGTACCGTGACTTTGATAAGTGGGATTATCTTGTATCTATAGATCAAGGTATGATTAATGAGATCAGAAACTCTGAAGGACTGTTTGGTAATGGGCAGGTAATTGTTCCCCCATTACATGAACAGTTCGAATCCCCAGAGTATAGTCCAATGACTCGTCGGTCAAACGCGGGTATGAATGCAATGATGGAGGCAATTAAAAAGGATTGCAATGTATTATATTGTCTGGGATTTGATTTTTTATTGAACGGTGAAGTGTCGACAGATAACGTCTATAAAAACACTGAAAACTATGGACCAGAAACTCATGCAAACCAAAACGATAATTTCTATCGAGCAAAATATTTGGAATGGTATGCAAATCAAAATTCAGATACACAGTTTGTTTTTGTTTTTCCAGAAGATACCTTGAAAAAAGATCTAGATTGTGATAATGTATATTACATGGGGACGCACACGTTCATTAAAAAACTAAATAGTTAAAACTCGAAAGAGGAACTCTTATGCCATTTGAATGGGCAATTATTTTTCTAGGCACAGTCGTTGCCTCAGTTTACTTTTCTTATAGCTCCGGACTTAAAGAAGGAGTTACAACCGCAACTATACTCACCTTGGAACAACTTGAACGTGAAGGATTGATTCACACAGATAGTCATGGTAATATTAAATCAGGACCAAAGGAGAATGTACTATGAGCATGATGGGAAACAAAGCGATTGATGTTGACGAGGATATCGTTACATTACTGGAATCTAGCAAATCTCTTGATGAAATTGACGACATTATAGCAGAGATGCATGGAGATATGTGGAGAGGTCGTGCGGCCGAAATGCTAGAGGAACAGTATCGAAGTTTACCTTAGACTTTAGTCTATTAGACCAAAAACCCCTTGACCTCTCTAACCAGTATGGTATTATGTACATATTGATTGGAGAGGTTTTTTTATGGAATACACACAGAACTACTACGATGTAGTCTTGGTTGCGACATTCACTATTGCCGCTGTCGTTTATCTTTTTGCAAAGGGTGAGTTATGATTGAGCAATTGAAAGAAGTTACTGGAACCGTTGATGGTTTCCGTTATCCTGAAAACATGTACTACGTCAATAAGAAGACAGGCAAACTCGTTGCATACTATCCAGAAGGCAACCCAGATGCTTTCGTAATCTACGAGAAACCTTTGACGTTTAGCAAGACTCGTCGTAAGTTTGAAACGATTGCTGTAACTAATGGTCTTTAAGATATTGATTGAAAAATACCATTATACATTTGTGTCCAGTTTGCTATACTGAGTGTGTTGATTGAGAGAGGTAATACTTATGTTGAAATATGAAAATCTTGCAGAAGTTGGTATGGTTATTCGTGGTTATGACTTCCGTGGTTCTAAGGGTGCTTACATCGAAGGTAAAGTGATTGCGAGGGGTGCAATTCATACTCCAAGCGGTCAATACTATTTTGACGGTTACACCATCATCGTTGAGAAAGACGGTGCTGAGTTTGGTCGTGAAGGTGAGGAAGCATACATTCCGTATGAAACTAGCATGGACTATGATGGTCGTGTCGAGTTGATCGACACTTGTGATAACGATGCTGAGTATAACTTGGCAGTTCAGATGATGCAGGAGGTTGCGTAATGTTGCCTAAAGATTATATTTCAATGATGTATTGCGAGTTTGATGATGGAGAGGTTCTTTATTACAAACCGCATACAGTCAGCATTCTTGAGTTTCTTGATGTTAGACAACTCTATCGTGTCGAACTTCCAAAGGATGCGATTGAGTTGAGAAACTCAAACAAAGATTGCCCCAACATGTATTGGGGGTATGGTTGGATAGAACCAGAAGGAGACTTGTGTGTTTGATTATTACTTAGGTTATTATGATGGGCAGTTCGTCGCAAAGGTTGCCGCACTGTCTGAGCAAAGTGCAATAGACAAGATTGCACAATTCGTTGGAGTATCCGCATCTGCATACTCTGGTAAAGCAAGACGTTTAGTCACAGTGGTGAAAGTATGAAAAAATTGTTATTGGCAAGTGCACTCGTTGCACTAGGTGGTTGTTCCTCGTTTGGGGACAAAGGTGATGGTGTTGCACTCATGGAGGATAAAGTTGTCCAACCAGTAGATGCACCTGTAGTGGTAGAAGATACCGTTACGATTAAGAAGGAGGATCAAGTCCCTGCTTGGTTTCTGGATTTACCGGATGACACTGAGATAAGTTTGTATGGTGCGGGTTCTGGATTGTCTATGGATCTTCAGTTCTCAATGGATAAAGCAATGCACCAAGCAAAGTTAATTCTTGGTGACAAATTGAGTAACAAAGTCTCCATGGAGATTCAGAGTTACATCTCAGACACAAGTCGTGCGGGTGCAACTATCGAAGATACCAAGAAAGTATCGAGGTCTGGTTATAAGAACGTAGATGTTTCTGCATACAAAGTAATTGAGAAAGCAGTGTTTAAAGAACGTTCACGTTTCCGCACTTACGTTCTGCTAGAAATTGATCCAAGTGATCGCCCTATTGTTGCTGATTCAACAACACCTGTGGAGATCGAAGCAATCCGTGCAGAATCCCAAGAGGCATTGAATAACTTATGATGAATCTTCTCTACGGACTATTAATGGTTGTTGTCGGGTTTAGTTTTGGTACAGTATACAATTGGGGTTCCAGACCAGTTCCGAAACCTGCATCTTGTCCAGTTCAAGTGTGTCCAAAGTTACCCGATAACTACTTTACGATAGAAACTGTAGAGACACAGCATTGTGTGACTGCTGTTGGTGATACTGTCATTAGCAAAGTCATTAAAGAATCAAGGGTTGAAA